GCGGCGTGGGCTGCGGCGTGGGATGCGGTGCGGGCTGCGGCGTGGACTGCGGCGTGGACTGCGGCGTGGGATGCGGCGTGGGCTGCGACGCGGGCTGCGGTGCGGGCTGCGGCGTGGACTGCGGCGTGGACTGCGGCGCGGGATGCGGCGTGGGATGCGGCGCGGGATGCCCAGCGCACGCTCCTCACGCGCTACCTCAATGGTGAAGTGGGTCCACTGGTGGGAAGGGAGGACGGACGAGCAACACGACCGCGTTCATCGTCATGGCCGGGTGGTCGGCATTCGCCTTCTACCTGATCGTCAGGTGGACGCGATGACGCTGCTGCTACTCATCCTCATCCCCGCCGCCGCGATCCTCGGCCTCGTGTTCATGGCCTGCCTCACCTGCGGCGCCAGCGACGACGCCTACCGCGAGGGGCTCAGGGACGGCCGCGAGCAGGGGCCTGACGACACGCCGGGTCGCTCATGAGCGCACCTGAGCTGCTGGCCATCGTGCTGCCGCCGGCGCCTAGCGTGAACGCGCTCTACGTCCCTCGGCGCGGCGGCGGCATCGGCCACACCGCCGTCGCCAGGAAGTGGAAGAAGATGGCGCGGAACATGTGCATCGTCCAGGCGTACCAGCAGGGCTGGGAACCGCTCGACACCTGGTGCAGGGTCGTCTTCAAGCCCTACTGGCCAGATCGCCGGACGCGCGACTGCTCGAACCTCCATAAGGTCGTGCTCGACGTCCTCACGACGGTCGTGTATTCAGACGACCGCTGGGCCCTGACTCACGACGACGTGCCCGAGATCGACGTCCGGAATCCCCGGCTCGAGCTGTCGATCACGCTGGAGCCAGAGTGCGAGCGCGTCGTGTGGGAACGGAAGAGCGGGGCCATCAGCTGATGGCGAAGACAGCCCTCGACGCCCGCGGCGCAGCCGAGTACCTCGGTATCTGCCTGTCGAAGGTCCAGCGGCTGTCACACGCCGGCCTGATCCCCTGCCGGAACATCAACCCCGGGGGCAGGAACGCCGTCTATCGCTACTCGCCAGCGGCGCTCGACCAGTGGCTCGCCGGGGACAACGAGGGCGACGCGCCAAAGGTGCTCCCGAGGTGCTCCCGACCTTCAAGAAGGGTACGCGAATGTACCTGAGTTTGAGCCTGTGATGAGGTCGGAAAGTGGGGTCAGGCTCGGCAAACTGCCGCTTACAAGGCGGCTGCTCTGCCAGCTGAGCTACGCCGGCTCAGTCTCGGACTGCACCCTTGAGGTCGACCACCTCGGCCTCCGGGGTGCTCCCGAGGTGCTCCGGGGTCACATCGAAGGCTGCGTCCACCATCTCGGTGCGTCGCTCGCGCATCCGCTCCGTGACGTGCAGGTAGACGTCCGTGGTCGTCGCCGCCCTCGTGTGCCCGAGAGCGTCCTGCAGGCTCTTCACGTCGGCGCCCTTCTCCAGGAGCGCAGTCGCGAACGAGTGCCGCAGGTCGTGGAAGCGTACCCCATCGAGGCCCAGCGCGTCAGCCTTCTCCCGCCAGGCTTTCGTGAGGTCGTCGGGATGGACCTCGCCGATCAGGTAGGCGTCGGGTGGGCACACCCGGCTGCGTTTCGCCGCCTCGAGCGCCATCACCGCGAACACCGGCAGCCCCACGGTGCGCTCACGCCCCGTCTTCGTCTGCTTGCGCGAGAGCGCCTCACCGGGGACGTAGGAGAGCGACGCGGCGACGCGAGCCGTCCCCGCCTCGAGGTCGACGTCGCGCCAGCGCAGGCCGCAGATCTCGCCGCGGCGCATCCCGGTGGCACAGGCCAGTACGACGGGCAGCTCGAGCTCCGTGCCGGCCACAGCCTCAAGGAGGCCGCGCATCCGCTTGGCCGACAGCGTCTTCATCTCCTGCCGCTGCCCTCGCGGTGGCTTCGCGGCGGAGAGGGCAGAGACGTTGCGCGCCGCGAGCTCGTTCTCCACGGCCCACTTCAGGGCGGCGTGGATGGTGCGATAGTGCCAGTGGATCGTGGCGTCGGAGAGCCCGTCCTCACGTCGCAGCGCGTAATAGTCCTGGAGGTCGGCAGGCCGCAGGTCGATGACCCGGAACCGCTCGAAGGCCGGCACGAGGTGCGTCTCGACGAGGCAGTCGTAGGTGTACCTCGTCTTCGGTGCCAGGCTGGTGTGGGTCTTGAGCCAGTCGCGGAAGACGTCGGTGAGCATGACGCGCGCCGGCGGGACGAAGCCGGTCTCTGCCTGCCGCTCAAGCTCTCTCAGCGCTGTCTTCACCTTGGGTGGTGGCTTCTCCTGGTCACGCTCAGTGGTGCAGACGACGCGCGTCTCGCGCCTCGCGGAGCGACCGTATCCGACCCGAACGACGACGCGCCAGGACACTGATCCGTCTTTCCTGCGCCGTTTCTCGATGTGCCCGGCCGCCATGGCGGCATCATAGCAGCAGGAATGCACGAGCGGCCGTAGTCTAACCGTGGAGTCTACTAGTGGGGTAGGGGGTCGCATCACTGGAGGCTGCACACACCCACCCTGCCTCCCTGATTTCACGTGTGAGCCCGAAATTGGCCAGTCAGTGGTTGGGGCTTTGAGGCGTAAACGGCATCGCGTGACCCGAAACGCATCATGGTCACATGGGCCATCATCTCGACGTCGACTGCTGCGAATACTGCGGCGAGCCGCTACCGCCACGAGCTGCTACCGGGCGCCGGCGGAGGTTTTGCTGCGACGCCCACCGCAGGGCTTCCGGCCGCGAGCGCCGCGCCGCCCTCGGCGTCGCTCCCGACCCTGACGACGTCTCCGAGGCACTGAATCCAGGCGAGCCGGTGAAGGCGTTCCTGGTCGGGCAGGCGGCGTCGCCCGACGACCAGGTACTCGCCGCCGTCCACGAGACCCTGCTGCTCATCGTCGCCTACCGGCGCCTCGGCGTCGAAGCGCGCAGGCAGTTCGCCTGGCGCTGCGCCGGCATGGCGGGAGCCATCGAGGAAGCCCTGGCGCGCTACTTCCGGAAGGTGAACCCATGACCAGGGGGCGCAAGCCGGATCCGAAGCGCGCCGCGCGCGGCACAGGGCACCGGGCGCAGACCGGCAAGAAGACCACGAAGGTCGTGCCGCAGGTCGTCGAGCTTGGACTCGTCGAGGTCATCGCCGGGGAGCTGCCGGCCGGCCTGCCTCGCGACATGTTCCTGCGCGCCACCGGGGAGCTGTCCGGTCGCCTCAACGACACCGACCTCGAGGCGCTGCGCATGATGGCCTGGTCGCTCTACCGGCACGAGCAGGCGCAGGCGCACGTCGAGGAACACGGCATCATGGTCGACACGCCGTTCGGTCCCAAGGTCAACCCGATGCTAAAGGTCGCGAGGGACGAGGGAGCCTTCTATCTGAAGATCGCCGACCAGTACGCCCTCACCTTCGTCGCCCGCCTGCGCGCCGGCCTGCTCCAGCTCGCCGGCCAGAGCCTGATGAAGGACCTCCACAGCGGCATGGCGGACGCGATCGTCGCCCGCCTCACCAGCGGCAAGTGAGAGCCAGCGACCTTAGAGAGACCATCCTCGAGGCGGTCGGCGACCGGGTCACCCGGGCCGATCTCGGACCGCTGCTCGTCGATGCGTTCTTCCGCACGCAGCTGCGACTCGTCGATGACCGCTGGGCCGGTGACCCGTTCATCATGCCGCAGTACGCCATGGACGGGATCGTCCAGCCGATCTTCGGGACGCTCGACCGCCGCGGCCGCCGCAAGTACACGGAGGCCCTCATCGGGCTGCCCAGGAAGCACGCGAAGAGTACCCTGACCGCCGGCATCGCTCTCTACTTCCTCTTCATGGAGCCGGTGGTCGGCCAGGAGATCGTCGTCCTCGCCTTCGACGAGGACCAGGCGCGCCTCATCCTCGGCTTCGCTCGCTCCATGACCGACCAGAACCCGCTGCTCAAGGAGCTCGTCGGCGGCAAGACGTACAAGAACGTGATCGAGGTCCCGGAGATCGGCGCCAAGATGTACGTGATCCCGCACAAGAGCGCCGCCGGCCAGGGCATCCACCCGCGCATCGCGATCTGCGACGAGCCGCACACCTACCCGAGCATGGACGTCGTCAACGCCCTGCGCTCCGGCATGGGCGGCCGCGAGGAGCCGCTCACCATCGGCATCACGACCGCCGGGCCGACGCGTATGGGGCCGCTGTGGGAGTGGATCAAGGCGATCAAGAAGGACCCCCGTGGCTACTTCTACTGGCAGGGCGCCAGCGACAGCGACAACGCCACCGACCCGAAAGTCTGGCGGCGAGTCAACATCGCCCCGTGGATCACGATGGAGTACCTGCGCGACGAGTACCGGCGGCTGACGCGCGCCGAGTTCGAGCAGTACCACCTCAACCGCTTCCCGCTGACGAGCGACGCCAGCCGCGCCTTCCGCTGGGGCGAGTGGAAGCACTGCCAGAAGCCGCCGGTCGTCGAGCCGGAGGAGCCCTGCGTGATCGCCGTGGACGGCGCCAACAAGGGCGACTGCTTCGCGATCGTCGTCGACCGCCGGGACTCGGCCGGCATGCACCACGTCGAGCCCTACATCTACGACGAGCCGCCGCAGGACACGGGCTACTACGACCTCATGGAGATCGAGGAGCTCATCGCCTCGCTCTACCGCACGCGCAACGTGGCGCGCATCGCCTGCGACCCGAACCGCCTGCTCCTCCTCATGCAGCGCCTTGAGCGCGAGCACGGGATCCCGGTCGAGGAGTTCGGCCAGACCAACACGCGCATGTGCCCGGCGTCGGCGACGCTGCGCGAGCTCGTGCGCACCGGGCGACTGCGCGCCGGCAGGGGCACCTCGATCAAGGAGCACATCCTCAACGCGATCGAGCTGCCCCGCGAGCCGATGGGCTGGCGCCTCGGCAAGGCGGGCAAGGCGGACAGGATCGACGGCGCCGTCGCGCTGGCCATGGCGGCCTACCTGGCCGAGGCCGAGGTCGACGCCGGACCGAGCTTCGCGGAGACCGGCGGGATCAGAACCGTGACGTTCGGCTAGCGTCAAGATCTCGCCCGGGTGACAGGTCGTGCAGAGTGGTGACAGATCTCCGAGAGGCCACCTCGAAAGGTGCCGGTTTGAGCTTCAATCCGCTGCGCTGGTTCGTCAAGGACCAGGCCGAGGAGTACAGCATCGGCGACGACAACGTTCTCCGCGCCTTCTACGGGGCGCTCGCTGCCGTCTCCGCGAGCGGGATCAGCGTCACCCAGGAGAGTTCTCTCCGCTCGACCGCCGTGCTCGCCTGCCTTATCGTCCGCGCCGAATCGTTCTCATCCCTACCCGTCGACGTGCTGCGCAAGGCCGGCCGCTACCGCATCCCCGAGGAGCAGCACCCGGCCTACTCCCTGCTCGCCGTCGCCCCGAACGAGCTCATGACCGCCGGCGAGTTCTGGCGCTGGAAGCAGCTCACCGAGGACATCGCCGGCAACGCCTACGCCCGCATCGTCTGGGGCAAGGGCTTCGAGCTCAAAGAGATCTGGCCGCTCTACCAGACGCCGCCGCGCCTAGTCACCGACCGCGCCAGCGGCGCCCGCGGCTACCAGTACGCCGGCGACGACTTCACCAAGGCCGACGTCTACCCGCTGCGCGACGTGCTCCACTTCAAGGGCCCAGTGCTGCGCACGCCCACGGAGGGCAAGTCGCTCATCGACCTCGCGAGCGAGACCATCGGCGTATCCATCGGCTCCGAGCAGTTCTTCGCCCGCCTGCTCGGCAACGGGAACCACTTCCCCGGCTACCTCGAGACCGAGGCGGCGCTCTCGGACGCCGACTTCGCCGCCATCGGCGAGCAGATGAAGGGCTTCGCCGGCATCTTCCGCGCCGGCGAGCTCCGTGTCTTCGACCGTGGTCTCAAGTACAAGCAGAACCCGATGAGCCTGAAGGACGCCCAGCTCACCGAGCAGCAGCGCTGGCAGCTGCAGCAGATCTGCTCCGTCTTCCGCGTCCCCATGGCCATGGTGCAGGACCTCACCAACGGCACCTACTCGAACTCCGAGCAGCAGGACCTCGCCCTGGGCAAACACTGTATCGCGCCGATCTGCGTGAACACCGAGGCCGTCGTGCGCCACAAGCTCTTCTGGCTCACCCCGGACCACTACGTCAAGTTCAACCTCGGCGGCCTGCTGCGCGGCGACTTCAAGACCAGGAGCGAGGGTGAGGCCGCCCTGGTGCGCGCCGGCATCATGACCCGTAACGAGGCCCGCGCTCAGGAGGACATGAACCCGGAGAAGGGCCTCGACGTGCCGCTCGCCGATCTCAACCTCGGCACCGTCGACAAGGACGGCGTGATCCACGGCCCCGACACCGGCTCGCCGGCGCCGGCCGAGCCGGCCGCGCTGCCCGCGGCGGCGCTCCTCGAGCCCTTCCTGCGCGACGCCGCCGAGCGCATCCGCGAGCACGCCGCGAACATGACCGGCACCGAGAACAGCCGGCGGCGTACGGAGCACTTCGCCCGCGTCGCCCTGGCTCCGGCGATCGACGCGCACGCCCTGGCCGGCGAGCCCTTCGACGTCGCCGCCTTCATCGATGATGCCATGGCCCGGGCCGTCGCGCCCGCTCCTGGCGACCACACCCGGGAGGCCCCATGAGTCACATCGACAGCAGCCTCGACGCCACCTCGACCGCACGCCTGCCGCAGCTTGTCACCCTGCTCGCATCGGCGACGCGCGTCACCGCCGTCACCAACGAGGCGGGCACCGCGATCGTCAACATCGGCAACGCCAGGCGCGTCGTCGCGCTGCTCAACGTTACCGCCGCCGCCGGCGCCGCCGGCGACGTGCTCGACGTCTACATCGACGTCTCGATCGACGGCGTCACCTGGCTCAACGCCGCGCACTTCACCCAGGTCGCCGGCAACTCGGCCGCGATCAAGCACTACGCCGTGCTCGACAGCGTCGCCGTCGCCGCGACCACCTTCAACGTCACCGCCGACTGCGCCTCCGGCGTCACCAAGCCCTACCTGTTCGGCACGCAGATTCGCGCTCGCCACACACTCGTCGACGCTGGCAGCCACGGGCAGAGTGTGACCTTCGGGGTGACCGCCCTGATCCAGTGAGCGCCGAGCGGGTGACAGCCTTCGCATGATTGACCGTGACCACTCCCGCCAGGAAGGAACGGTCATGGAAGGCAAGACCGAACGCAAGTGGTACGACCTCAAGACCGACGGCGGCTCGACCGCCGAGGTGTGGATCTACGAGCAGATCGGCGCCGACTTCTGGGGCGAGGGCCTGACGGCGAAGCAGTTCGTCGAGGACATCGGCGCTCTCGACGTCGACCACATCGCTCTGCATATCAACTCGCCAGGTGGCTCCGTCTTCGACGGCCAGGCGATCTTCAACGCCATCGAGCGCCACCCGGCCAGCGTGACCAGCTACGTCGACGGCCTCGCCGCCTCGATCGCCAGCGTGGTCGCTCTCGCCGGTGACACCGTCGAGATGGCGACCAACGCGCTGTTCATGGTGCACGACCCCTACGGCGTCGCCATGGGCACGAGCTCCGACATGGTGCAGATGGCAGGCGTGCTCGACAAGGTGGCCGCGACCATTGTCGGCATCTATGCGGCGAAGACCGGCGCCGACCCCGAGCAGATCGCCGCCGACATGGCCGCCGAGACCTGGTACACGGCCGCCGAGGCGCTGGCCGCCGGCTACGCCGACCGCGTCGGCAAGCCCGTGAAGGCCGCCGCCATGACGCACTTCGACCTCTCCGCCTTCCGGCACCCACCGCAGATCGCGAATGACGACGACGCAGAAGACGACTCCGCCGCCCTGGGGGCGCCGGATGAGCCGCCGGCCCTGGAGGCCGCGGTGCTACAGGAGCGCATCTCCGCGCGCTTCGCAGGAACGAAAGCCCTCAGCAGAAGGAGCTAAGATGTTCGACTATCGCCAGTTCGAGGAGGACGCGAAGCGTCTCCAGGACCGCGTGACGGACCTCTCCTCGAAGGAAGAGCAGACCGCCTCCGAGCGCGACGAGATCGTTTCGCTCATGGGCCAGATCCACGCGCTGGAGCAGGCGGCCGTCAAGGTGCGGGACGCCGAGATCGAGGAGCTCCGCGCCATCGTCGCCCGTGGCGACGCCGCCCAGATCGGCGACCCCGCCCCGAGCAGGGAAGAGGCCGCCGCGAAGGCGTTCCGCGACTACCTGCGCACCGGCGAGATCATGGACGCCTCGCTGTCCACCACGGACGGCGCCGGCGGCTACATCGTCCCGGAGCCCGCACACGCGCAGCTGATCGAGAAGATCCGTCTCGCCGACCCGATCTTCGGGAACGCAACTCTGTTCAACATGACCGGCGACGCCACCCTGCTCCTGCCCTACAAGAGTGCCCACGGCGCGGTCGCCAACGCGACCGAGGCCGGCGCCCGCTCCGAGCAGAACGCGCCGACGTTCACCAGCCCGAGCCTGACCTGCTACGACTACTACTCCGACCAGCGTGCCACTCAGCAGTACCTCGACTCGGTCGCCGGCGCCGAGGACATGCTCATGAGCTGGATGTACGAAGATGTGATGGAGCAGGCCGGCGCCGACGCCGTCAGCGGCGACGGCTCCACCAAGATCAAGGGCCTCTTCGCCGAGACCAGCGCCTACTCGGTCAGCCTCTCCACCTCGGCCGCCGCGATCCTGAACAGCAACTTCATCACCCTCTACTTCGCTCTCCCGGTCAAGTACCGCGCCCGGGCCAAGTGGATCATGAGCCCGGCGACGCTCGCCACGGCGACCGCCTTCGCGCTCCCGTCCAACGCCAACGTGCCGCTGGTCACCGTCGACGGCAACGGCGTCTGGAGCATCTACGGCAAGCCTGTGCTCGAGAGCGACTCGGCCCCGGCCATCGGCGCCAGCGGTCACCCGATCGCCTTCGCCGACATCGCCTCGGCGTATGCCGTCGGGATCCACCGCAACACCACCATCCTGCGCGATCCCTACACGGCGCCGCCGAAGATCCGCTTCTACAGCCTCGCCCGCCTCGGCGGGTGCGCCTGGGACTACCAGGCCTGCAAGCTGCTGAAGTCCAACAACAGCTAAGACCCCGGCACATGACGGCGGGCCGCCCTTCCCCAGGGGCGGCCCGCCAGACCGCAAGGAGCAGGCATGGGAATCCCCAAGGGAATCACGGAGTTCAAGTTCACTACCGCGCTGGACTACGCCAGCGGCACCGCCGACCGCGAGGGCGCGGCTCTCGACATGATGGGCTACCGCGGCGTGCTCATGGTGGTCAAAGTGGCCGCCATTGCCGCCGGCGGCACCAACTCGATCAAGGCGCAGCAGGACAGCGCCGCGGCGTTCAACGTCGCCGCCGCCGACCTCGCCGGCAGCAAGCAGACGATCGTCGACGACGACGACAACCAGATCTTCATTATCGACGTCTACGAGCCCACCGACCGCTACGTGCGCCTCTACGTCGATAAGGACACGTCCAACGCCATGGCAGAGGACGCGATCTATATCCAGTACGGCGCCCGCAACCGGCCGACCACGCCGACCGTCACCGACAAGGTCACGTACGAGCGGTTCGAGAGCCCGGCTGAGGGCACGGCCTGATCATGAAGCGCGTTCGCTACATCATGCGCAGCGCCGTCCAGAGGGCGACCGCTCCTGGCGACGTGGAGACCTTCACCGGCGACGTCGACGAGGTTGCCGAAGTCCCCGACGAGGTCGCCGCCATGCTGGCAGCCGCCGGCCGTGTCGAGGTCCTGGCGGCCGTGAACAAGCCGACCACCGAACAGCCGCCGCCGAGAACGGCGAAGCGCCGGAAGTGAGCGCCTGACCGTGGAGCGCCTCCGCCTCGTCACGAGCGGCACCTACCACCTCGAGGTGGCGACCACCAGCGAGGCCGGCTCACTGGTCACGCCGACCACGCCATTCACGGTCGGCGTCGAGGACGGCGGCGGCGCTGCCGTCCTCGCGCCGACCGCGGCGACCGGCATCACCGGCGGCATCGCTTACGAAGCCACCTACGGCGTCATGGACGACCTCGACACCTACACCTGCACCTGGACCGGCATGATCGGCGCCGCGGCCAAGGAGTGGACGAGCATCGTCGAAGTCGCCGGCGGCTACCTGTTCGAGATCTCCGAGATGCGCGCCTTCGACCCGGCCTTCGCCGATGCGTCGAAGTACAGCGACGCGAAGATGCGCGCCGCACGCACGGCTGCAGAGCAGCGCCTCGAGCGGGCCTGCCGCGTCGCCTTCGTTCCGCGGGCCCGGCGTCTTACCCTGACGGGCGACGACACAGCCTCGCTGCGTCTGCCCGACAACGCCCTGCGCGGCGTGACGTCCCTCGCGGTCGACGGCGTCGCCTTCACGGCCGACGAGCTCGACGCGCTCGACGTGCGCGAGTGGGGCCGCGTCTCGCGCACCGACGGGCTCGTGTTCGACAGCGGCGCCGTCATCGCGATCTTCTACGAGCACGGCGCCGACTACCCCGATTCCCCCGTCGTCCAGGCGGCGATGCTGCTCGCCCGCGAGTACCTGGTGCGCAGCGCGCTCTCGTCCCGCGCCACCGTCGAGGCGACGGACGTCGGCTTCTTCCGCGTCTCCGTCGCCAGCCCCGACCGGCCCACCGGGCTGCCGGAGGTAGACGCCGTCATCGCCGACTTCGGCCGCGCGCGGCCGCGCATCGCATGACGAGCACGCGCCGCGGCTTCGCGACTCAGGCGCCGGCCGTCATGGCTGCCCTGGCCGCGGCGATCGCCACCGAGATCGCATCCGCGCACGAGGCGACGCCCTCGTCGCTCGGCTACCCGGCCGGCGGCCTCGGCGCCGAGCACATCTGGGTGAGCGGGGAGTTCGACTGCGAGATGCCGCGCTACGTCTCCGGCGGCCTGCAGCGCGACGAGACCGGCAAGGTCGAGGTGCGCATCTCCGTCAAGTGGAGCGACGCCGACATGGTCACCGTCATCGACCGGGCCGTGGAGCTCGCGCAGATCGTCGAAGACGCCGTCTCGACCGACCCGACCCTGGGCGGCGTGGTCACCACCGAGGCGCACGTCTCCTCGGCCCGCGGCGCCGAGGCCATACCCGACGAGCACAGCCGCCAGTACGGGCTCGCGATGTGGGTCGCCTACCAGACGACGGTCGCCCTCTCCTAGACGCCGGCATCCGGTGACAACGCAGCGAGGATGGAGCCATGAGCAAGAGCTACGAAGTGAAGCACCACGTGTGGGGCAATCTCGGCGTCACCGCCTACGACATCGAGGCCGGCACCCACACGCCCAAGAACGCGGAAGACGTCGCCCTGTTCGTGCATCTCGTGGAGATCGGGCGGGCGGAACCAACGAGCCTGGCAGCCAAGAAGGCCAAGAGGAGTGATTCGGCATGACGCTCGACGTCGGAAAGGCAGTATTCGGTATCTGCAAGCAGAGCGCGAAAGGGACCGCGGCGTCGAACCCGGCCTTCGCCTTCGGCCTCGCCGGCGGCGGCATCGGCGTCGACATCGCCCAGGAGCCGGACAAGCTGACCAGCGCCTATCTCTCCCCGGCCGGCGCCTACCGGAGCAAGGCGGACACGGGCGCCAGCATCGAGACGCGCGCCTGGCAGAAGGCCATCGGCCTGCTGCTCTACGGCGCCCTCGGCGCCATCTCGACGACCGGCGCCGGACCCTACACGCACGTGATCACGCTCGGGTCGGCGCTGCCGTATCTCACTGTCTTCGACAAGAAGGGCGACGGCACGATCCTCGGCGTCAAGGACTGCAAGATCGACGAGCTCGAGCTTTCCTGGGAAGAGAACATGCCGCTCGACGTGAGCGTCAAGTTCGCCGGCGGGGCGCTCTCGTTCCCGACCTTCACCGCGGTCGTCGACGAGTCCGACACGGTCGCCTACTACACCCCGGTCGGCGGCACCTTCAAGTACGACGTCGACTCCGGCACCGCGGTCGAGGCGTCGATCCTCGGCGGCAAGATCGTGATCGGCCGCGAGGCGAAGCCCTACACGTTCTCCGGTGACATCGAAGCCGCCGACGTGATGGAAGGCGCTTGCAGCGTCGAGGTCTCGCTCTCCGTCCTGCCCGCCGACATGACCCTCTGGCGCACGATCGCGACCGGTACCTCGAGCGGCACCGGGATCTCGAACTCGCCGGTGTACGGCTCCATCGAGCACACCTTCGTCGTCGGCGCCGACTCGCTCAAGTTCGCCGCGACCAACGTCGGCTTCCTCGTCGACATCCCCGAGGCCGACCCCGACGGCGGCGCCGCCGAGAGCGAGCTGGCCGGCGTGGCCTACCGCGTCACCGGGACGCCGATCACCGCGACCCTGATCAACACCCAGGTCAGCTACTGAGCGTGGAGGAGGAGGAGGGCACGTGCAGCAGGTAGACATCACCTACGTCGGCGAGCCGCCGCGCACCGACCGCGTCGCGATCCACCCCGTCGACGAGATGCGCGGCAAGCGCGAGCTCGCCGGTCTCAAGTGGGCCGACGGCGAGTACCGGCTCTACTACCACGCCTGGCTGGCGAGCAAGCGCATGGGCGTCATCGAGGAGGCCATGCAGTTCGACCTCTGGCTGGAGGGCGTGGTCGACCTCGACCCGATCATCACCGAGAAGCAGATCACGCAGGCCCTCGCGGCCGGCGCGATCGACGCGGAACAGGCTGAGCTGATGCGCGCGGAGATGCAGCGCCAAGGGTCAGGCCGGGGGGAATCTCCGACGCCGCCTACCGCATAGCCGACGTGGCTCTCGCCGCCGGCTTCGGACTGCAGCTCGACCGCTGCGACGCGGAGATCTTCGAGGCGGTCCACGAGCGTCTGCGCCAGGCCGGCAAGAAGGGCCAGAGGGAGAGCCTCATGGTCAAAGCGCGAGAGCGGCTCGGGGGTCGGCAGCAGTGAATACGAGCGGCAAGGCCATAGGAGCAGGCGGCAAGGGGTTCTCGGCCGAGATCCGCGTCGAGGGCCTCGAGCAGACGATCGCCGCCCTGCGCTCCCTCGAGCCCGACGTCCTCAAGCGCATGAACAAGACGCTCAAGGACGCGGCGCGGGGTATCACCTCCGGCGCCGCCTCGAGCTTCGCCTCCACCGGTCACGGCCCCGGCCGCTACGTCGTGCGCCAGACGAGCCGCGGCAAGAAGACCGGCATCCGCATCATGGCCGGCGGCAAGGAAGAAGCCATCTTCGAGTTCGCCGGGACCAAGATGAGCAACAAGAGCGGCAAGGGTCCGATCACCGCCCAGGGCGCGGCGATGGTCCGCTGGCTCGACGGCTTCGGCAAGCCGGGCCGCTTCCTCTGGGCTGAGTTCGACCAGCGCAGGGACGTCTTCGAGGCAGAGCTGAAGAGCGCCATGGCCGACGCCGAACGCGAGCTGCAGGCGAGTCTGAACGCCGCGGGGGAGGTGTTCTGACATGTGCGCCGTGGTTATCAACGTCTACGGCAAGGCCGAGCTCAGCCAGATCGAGAAGGCGGAGAAGCAGCTCGCCGGCATGAAGCGCGAGGTGGCCGCGAACCACGGCCCCTGGAGCAAGCTCGGCAGCGTCGTGAACTCGACCGGCTCGAAGATCGCCGCGGGCCTCGCCGCCGCCGGCGTCATGAAGTGGCTTGCGGGCTCCAAGACGGCGGCCCAGGAGTCGGAGACCGCGCAGATACGCCTGATGAAGTCCGTCGAGGCCACCGGCGACGTCTGGGGCAAGCAGAAGAGCGCGGTCAATGCCCTGATCGAGAAGCACTCCCTGCTCGCGGCCGTCGACGACGAGGACCTCTCGGGCGCGTTCTCGACCCTGACGCAGATCACCGGCAAGACCAGCTCGGCGATGAAGAACCTCGGGCTCGTCACCGACCTCGCCCGCGGGGCGAACATCGACCTGAACACGGCGGCCAAGCTTGTCGGCAAGGCGGCCGTGGGGAATACGAGTTCCCTGTCGCGGTACGGAATCGTCCTCAAGGAAGGCGCCACCGCCCAGGAGGCGCTCGCCGAGCTGCAGAAGCGATACTCCGGCCAGGCCGCTGAGTACGGGAGCTCGTCCGCCGGCGCCAGCGACAAGTTCAAGGTGGCCCTCGAGGGCCTGCAGGAGACGGTCGGCGGCGCGCTGCTGCCGAGCCTCACCTCCCTCTCCGGCATGCTGGTCGGGCTGCTGAACCGCTTCCAGGGCCTGCCCGGTCCGGCCAGGAACATCATCATCGCCGTGGCCGGGATCGCCGCCGGCGCCGCCATGCTGGCGCCGTTCATCACGTCGATCATCGCCGCCTCGAAAGCGATGCAGCTGGCGGCTCTGGCGAGCAAGGTCTGGACCGCCGCCCAGTGGCTCTTCAACGCCGCCATGAGCGCCAACCCGATCGGCCTCATCGTCATCGCCATCGCCGCCGTCATCGCGGTCTTCGTCCTGCTCTGGAAGAAGTGCGACTGGTTCCGCGAGTTCTGGATCGGGCTCTGGGAGCACGTCAAGGCTGTCGCAGCCGCAGTCTGGCCGGCGATACAGGCTGTCGGAGCCAAGATCGTCGAGGTCCTCTCCGCCGCCTGGGACGCCGTCTCCGGGGCCCTCACCGCTTTCTGGGACTGGGCGGGCGACTTCATCTCCAAGGCGGTGAGTTTCTGGTACGACAGCGTGAAGCTCAATATTGACCTCATCATCGCCGGCTTCCAGATCGGCTGGGACCTCGCGACGACCATCGTCTCTACCGCGATCGGCGCGATCACCACCGTCATCGACACGATCAAGTCGATCGTCGAGTTCCTCGACGGCATCTGGGAGGCGATCAAGACCGGAGCGCGGATCCAGTGGGGCCTCACCGTCGGCGTGGTCACCGGAGCGGTCGAGCTGGTCCACAGCACGATCGTCGGCATCAAGGACGCCATCGTCGGCGCGGCGAGGGCGATCTGGGACGCGATCACCGCCGCGGCGCAGTGGCAGTGGGACCTGACGGTCGGTGTGGTCACCGGAG